AGACCTGGCCCGGGGGGGGGGGGGGGCGGGGGGGGGGGGGGGGGCCCCGGGCCGCCGCCGGCGGCGCGACCGCGGCGTTCGTGTCCGACCTCCCGGCCCCGCCGGGGGGCACTCCGCAGGGCGTCCGCATGCGGGCGGGCGCGGGTCAGGCCGTGCTCACGCAGGCGCTGTCCCTGCCGGCAGGGAAACGGTGGACGCTCCGCCTCGCCTACCGGTACTCGGCTGGCAGCAAGGGCGGGCTGACGGTCAAGCTTGGCGACACGACGGTATGCAACCCTCCGTACACGGATGACGCGTGGAAGGTAGGGGAGTGGGTGTGGGAGCCGGCGAAGTCGGTCGCAGCGACCCAGCTGACGATCACCGCTGCGGCGGGGACGACGGTGGAGCTGCACTCGCTGAGCCTGACCGAGCAGGTCGGGACGACCCGGCTCGCCCCGGGGTCTGTGACCGCGGACTGCATCTACGCGTCCAAAGAGCTCTGGGCGAAGGTGGCGGCGTTCGGGTCTGTGACCACGGAGATGCTGACCGCCGGCAATGCGACGATCCCGGGGAGGGCCGTTGTGGGTGACCTGGTCGGCAACAACCTGACGGGTGTCACGATCCGTGGCGGGTCCGTGATGTCGTACTCGGAGTCGGCGGAGTCCCGGAACAAGAAGTTGCAGGGGTATCAGGCTCGCGACGGCTTCCCGGATTGGTACAATAGGACGTTCGACCTGCGGAAGGCTGTGATCCGTAACACTGGCACGCCCTCCCAGGGGGAGATCAAGCTCACGTCCGCGACGGAGACGGAGTGGGTCGGATCGTTCTCCACGGACCTCGAGGACTCCTTCTGGTCGGCGATCGAGGTCACGCTCACATACCCCGACGGGTTCTGCGGGCAACCCGAAGTCGAGTTCGTCGTGGACTCCCCGAACAACGAGTGGAGGTTGGACGTGTGGCGCGGGGCCAGCCGCACCTCCCACGCGTTCCTCCAAGCCGGGTACCGGAGCGTCCTCCTCCCCCAGCTCTCCCCGACGGACACGCAGCGGACGTTCTCGCTCATGTTCCACCCCGGCTACAAGTGCAGCAAGTTTTCGATCCGCCGGCTCAAGTACTACTGGACCGCGCAGATGGACACGACCGAGGCCCGCCTACAGTCCGGGTCCCTGCTCGTCCGGTCACCGACGGAGAACGACCGGCTGAACCTGGGGAAGAGCTTCATGGAGGCCGGGCAGGAGGGGTTCCCCGTCCGGAAGCGGCATCTCTTGTCCGCGGTGGCGCCGTGGTCGTTCACAGGCACCGCCACCTATTGGCGGACCCTCACGTGGAGGGACTGGAGGTGGGCGACCGGGAACCTCGGCCCGCAGGACACGATCACCTGGGAGGACGACTGCCAATGGGGTTTCGTCCTCAACGGGCGGGGGCTGCCGTACGCCCAGTGGCCGGGCCTGTACATGGTGTCCGGCCAGTGCCGCCTCCAGAACCGGCTGAACTCTAACAAGCATGTAACGATCGAGATGCAGGTCGCCGCGGATGAGGACTGGGACAATGGCCTGTCGGGGTCCGTGTACCTGGAGCCGGGCGTGACCGCGTCGCTGAACGTGGCGGGGCACCTGTCGTTCCGCCGTAAGCGGACTTTACACTGGAGGTACGCGATCGTCACGCCCGGCGCGTTCGGCGGCGGCGGCGACGTGAAGATAGACAAGCCGCGGCTGACGGCCGCTTTCCTGGAGGAGTGACATGTCCACGACAAGATGGAACGGCGCGGTGGTGCCGACCGGGCAGGATGATCTGCTCGGCGCGTGGGGCCGGTTCGCCGACTCGGTGGGGACGTTCATGCGTGTGGCGTCTCTGTCGGAGGCGCAGGCCCGCCTGAGGTCTGCGCCGGCGGGTGTTGTGACGTCGTCCACGCCGGCGGCGTTCCTGATCGGTGGTGTCCTGTACACGGCGGACGGGTCTAGGGACGCGTCCGGGTTCGTGATCCGCCCGGCGTCCGGCTACTCAGGTCTACTTGTGGACCACTGGGACAAGAGCAACGGGCGAGGGCGGCCGACGTCGGACCACACAACCCGCAGGTGGGGGCAGACCGCGTTCAACCTGCCTGTCAAGTCCCTGATCGAGTTCAGCTTGGACGTGTGCGTGTCCATCGTTCACTCGGATTTCGGGTCCGAGGACGAGAAGAACAAGGCGTCCGGCTCCTACTACTTCGGTTTCCTCCTTGACAATATGGGGCAGTGGCAGACAGAGCTCCAGTACAACAGGACATTCATGACGCACCACCTGGGATGGAAGACGGAGGTGGAGGCGGGCACGCACACGGCCGCGTACACGACGACGGGGTCTTACGGAACGGATCCGTTCTGGCACTATGATGGCGGCGTATACCCCGGCACCAGGTTCAGGGTGTTCTCCCTGGGCGCAACAGACTGAGAGGTTTCCGCGATGGCGACACTGTCCCCCACTGATTCCAGAGCTGCGCATGTTGATCGACTGGTCGGCTCCGTGTGCGTCCCCGCGGGTGCGGGCGGCTACCGGGCTCTCCTAGCGACGCACCACAAGATCGCGAATCCGACGAGCCGGGGTACCGCCTACCTGTCCGACCCGTCCGAGTACGTGAACATGGACCGTCAGGCGGCGGAGGCCGCAGACCTTGGCCTGCGCTTCGTTATCGACTTGTCGTACATCCGTGACCTTGTGGTCTCTGACGGCGGCCAGTGGCATCTCATGTCCGCTGACGAGTGGCAGACCCTGTTCTCCACGATCCTGCTGCGCACGGGCCCGTTCGGTCGCCCGTGGGCGCTGGAGCCGACCCTCGACGGGATCGTCCTGGCCCGCGACCCCGACATCCTGACCGGGGCCCGCCCGGCCGGGTCGGTGGCCGCGTACATGCAGTCGATGCTGGCGCAGGCCACCGCTGTCCGCCGCCTCGGCTTCGACGGGGCGATCGTGTCCGGCGGGCTGCGGTGGCTGACCGCGTCGGGCGGTACCGCCGCGTACGGGGACGCCCTAGACCAGCTTGCCGCCGCCGACTGGATCGACATGGTCGCCCTCTCCTACCAGGAGCAGCTGCCGCAGGTCGTGGTCAGTGCGTGCGCGGACATTGTCCAGGCGCAGGGCGGTATCCCCGTGTGCGATGGGGTTGCGTCCCAGCAGCTCGGGGGCGCCGCCGGCGGGCTGCGTGCGACCGGGATCGTGGCCGTCGGGGCCCTCCCCGGCGCGACTTTGGACGCTTCCCGGTGGGCCGCCGTTGTGCAGTCGGTCACTGGGAGGACCGCTGGCGCCGGCGGCGGCGGTGCCGCCCCAGCCCCGGCCCCGACCGTGCCCGACACCGGGTGGCGGGACGCTGGGGGCGGCTTGCAGTACCGGCAGTACGGGCCGTTCCTGTCCGTCCGCGCGTCCGCAGACTGGGCGGTATGGTCCCCGGCCGCCGCCGGCGAGCAGCGGGTCTTCGACTTCCCGCAGGCGATCAAGAACCGGGGGCGCGTGAACATGACCACGTACCCGCTGGTGACCGGCTCCTACGAGGACGACGGGTCCACCATCTCCATGTGGCCGAATGGCACGGTGACGGCCCACGTGAAGAAGCCGGGTAACCGGATTTTCCCGACGATGGTTACCGTCCAGGGCTAACCTTCATGGTCCTATCATGGGCGCAGGACTGATAGGAGCGCTCGTGGGTGAGATTGATGTGCCCCCCATTCCGGTTGAGGCGTGGGGGGCGATCGGGTTGACGGTCGCAGGCTGGGTGGCGTGGATGTTCGCCCGTGCGGAGCGGACCGCCGACCGCCGTGTGGACGCGTTGGAGGCAGCGGTCAGGCACCTGACGGAGCGTGTGGACGTTCTGGAGACGGACCGGGAGGAGCTGCTCGAGGAGCGGGCTGTCGCCGAGGAGGAGGCCCACCGGCTGCGGCTGCTCGTGTTCCGTCTGGAGGAGTACGCGGAGGCGCTGCTCGCGTGGGGGACTGGGCTGCTGCGCCGCCTTCCGGAGGCCGCTGATCATCCAGCTCCGCCGCAGCCTCCAGCACCGCCGGGCGCAGAGGAGCTCCCCACCGACTGACACGGCAGGGGGCTCCGGGGGGTCATCGGACTCCGAGGATTCCCCATAGGGCCCACACTCCTAGAGTGCCGACGATGGTGATTCCGGTGACGAGGAGGAGGCTGACGCCGTAGACGATGGCGGCTGCGAGGAGGCGGACCAGGATCTTCCCGCGCCTGCGGGGGGCTGCGTGTCGCATGTCAGAGGGTTCCTTTCAGTCGGTTCTAGCAATCGGTATGGACGAGTGGATGGTGCTCAGTGCATGCCTGCGGGTGCGGCGCTGGCCGATGTCCAGGTCTCGGCTTTCCGGGGGCCCGTAGGAGACGTCGCCGGTGCCGGAGAACATGTCGATGATCGGTAGAGCGCCCATTTCAGATGGTCCGGACGATGACGTGGTGGCGGCGGTTCTTGGTGATGTAGGCGCCGCTGCGGTTGGTGGCGCCGGGGCCGCGGAGGGTGAGTGTCCACAGGTCGGGTCGGGTGGGCGTCTGCTCGCTGCGGGTGACGATCCAGTCTTCGTTCTCGTGGTGGACGATCTGGCCGACTCCGACGGCCTCGGCGGCGGTGGCGGTGTAGGTGGGGTGGGGCATGAGGGGTTCCTTTCAGCGGATGCGGTTGTGGTGTGCGTCGGCCGCCTGGTCGGCCGCGCTGCCGTACCTGACGGCAGCCTCGGGTCCGCTGTCGGCTGGCCGGGCGAGCCCGGCGAGGAGGGGGTTGGTGTTGCTGTCGGCGACCCGGAGCTGCCCGTGGAGTGCGTGGACGTGCTGGACGAGTGCGATCAGGGTGTTGCTCGGTGTGTCGTGGGCGGGCAGTTGCCCTGCGTCTACGGCCCACTGGCCGGGGGCGACCGTGAGGTGGGCGAGACTGTCCTCGGCGCGGGTGACGCGGGTGAGGTGGTAGGTGCGGGCCGCGACCGTCGTGGCCTCTCCGCTGAGGGTGAGGGTGTAGTCGCCGCTGGTGTGAGTGATGGTGTCGGTCATTGGGGTTCTCCTTCCTCTCCCCGGGGTGTTGCGGCGCCCCGGGGAGATGGGGTCGCAGGTCAGGCGGCCTTGTAGGGGGCGAGGGTGGCGGCGATCTCGGCGTCCATGCCGTCGTCGGTCAGGAGGTCCACGGAGTCCTCGAGCTGCTTGTTGCCTGCGACCAGGTTGAGGAGGGGGGCCTGGTCGCTGTCGGGTTCGCCGATGGCGAGGTCGCGGCCCTGGGCGACGGCCTGGACGAGCTTGATGAGGCCGTACCCGTAGCCGGGGAGGCGGCTGCCGAGGTAGGTGGCGTCGATGATGATGCCATTGGGGTCGAGGACCTTGATGGTGGCGACCTCCTCGCCGGTGTCGGCGGTGGCGGTGTAGGTGGTGGTGGGGACGCCATGGTAGTCGGTGGGGGTGGCGCTGCTGTCGGCGTATCCGAAGGGGCGGGGCTCGGTGGTCTTGGTGATGTTCATGGTTGGGGGTTCCTTCCTTGGTTGGGCTGTTGCCCTGTGGACTTGTTGGCTTCATTGTAGAGGGCCGTGCTATGGGGACGCAAGCCGCGCCCGTGTGGCGTACGCCATGTGGGTTACCTGTGGGTAGGCGGTGGACAACCGGGGCCTCGCCGGTGGATTCGCTGTGGACAACCTAGGCGCCCAGGCCGCAGTTCACATGTGCAACCAAGTTATCCACAGGTAGCTGTGGAGGGCGGAACCGCAGCAGCCGGCGGATCTCCAGGGTTTCCCACATATCCACAGCCCCCTACTACCCACTACCTAGAGATATCTACGGGGAGTGAGGGGCGGAGCCCCGCTCTCAGGGCCGCGGCGCACAGGCTGGAACGAGCTGAGCGTCGGGGCGCTGAGAGCCACGCTGAGGGGACAGAACTTGCGGCCCCCACCCGAGTGCCGGGCAGGGGCCGCAAGGCCGCAGAAGGAGCCAATAAGAGCCCCTCAGGCCAGCTCCTCGAGCAGAGCCATCTCCGGGACGCGAGCCAACGTCGTCGTCCCCGTCTTCCCCGACCGATTCTTTGCCAGCTCCACCGTCAACCTGCGGCGGTCAACCTCACCGCCCACGGTCGGCATGGACAGGAGTGTCACCGTGTCAGCGTCCTGCTCCAGGGAGCCGGACTCGCGCAGGTCCGACATGCGGGGCGGCCGCTCCTCACCCTCCAGGGCGCGGGACAGCTGCGACAGAGCAACCACGGGAATGTCCAGCTGCATCGCCAGACTCTTCAGGGCCCGCGACTGGGCGGTCACCGCCTCGCGCAGCCCCTGGTGCCGGGCGGACGCCTCAATCAGCTGCATGTGATCGATGACCAGGAGGCCGCACTCCCCACGATGGTGGGCTGCCCTGGCGCCCGCGGCGATCTTCTCCACCGTCTGCGAGGCCTCGTCCGCGATCGTGAGGGGCAGGTCTCGGAGACCGCGGATTGTGTCGTTGAGGAGTGGGCGCACGTGCTCGTCGGCCGCCTGCCTTCTGGCGATGGCGTCCAGGGGCAGCCGCCCAGACTGCGCGATGAGCCGGGGGGCGAGCTCCCGGGCGGTCATTTCCAGGGACACGTACCGGACGGGCACACCGGCGCAGGCGGCACCACGGGCGAGCATGAGCGCATACAGAGTCTTCCCGACGGCCGGACGGGCGCCGACAATATGCAGGCCCCCGGCGCGCAGCGTTCCGGCGATCTCGTTGTACGAGTACCAGGGCGTACCCACGCCCTGGTCGCTGTCGTCCTCCCACCAGGAGCGGAGCGCGTCGCCGACGCGGACCGTCCGCGGCTCCTGCGTCCGGTTGGGTGGCTCGGCGCACATGGCGGCTACTTCTTCGGCGGAGGCGTCGCCGTCGAGGAGTTGCTGCATGCGGGTCAGGTGCCCGCGGAGAGCCTCCCTGTCGTACTGCTCGAGGAGGCGTGCGGCGAGGTAGTCAGCCTCGGCTGGGTTTACCGAGGCATGCAGGCAGTCCAGGATAAGAGGCGCCTGCTGCGGGACGGCAGCTCTCAGGGTCTCGGCGGTGGGCTGTCTACCCTCGGCCCACGCGTCCCGGATGAGGGACCACAGGCGGTCGCAGCCGGGGGGCAGCATGGCGGGGGCAACGAGGGCCGTGGTGGCGGTTTCCTGCGCCCCTGCGAGGACGGACCCGATGAGGGCGTGGGCGGTGGAGGACATTGGGGGGGGGCTCCTTCCTGGCGTGTCGCTCGAGTCAGTCGAGGTGGAGGGCGACGTCGTAGCCGGTCGCAGCGACCCAGTCCGCAGCCGCCTTCCGGCGGGCGTCGCGGGCCCGCTGAGCCCTCTCTACGGACATGGCGCCGGTCAGGCCACCCGAGTACAGGACTTCCCTGTTTTCCTCGTCCCAGGCGTCCTCGGCGGCTCTCTCAGCCCGGGACATGGCTACCTGGGCATCGCCGGGGAGATCACGGAGGGCGCGGCCGGTGAGTTCCACCTCGCCGCCGTTGGGGAGGAGCTCCTCCCAGGCGCGGTTCTTCAGCCAGTTGCGGGCTAGGGTGATGTACCGCTCCTGCGTGTTCCTGCGCTTGCACTGGGCGGCGTAGACCTTCGCGCCGCGGATGAGGGCGTCGGCCTTAGCGTGTCGGCGGGCCTCGGCCCACTGGCCGGGGAGGGCAGCACCGCGCGGGTAGGCGGCGTTGAACTCGGCGAGCTTCGCCTTCTCGGCCTGCTCCTCCTTGACCTCGGCTTCTTGGCGGGCGATGCGCTTCTTGGACTGCTCGGCGATGACATCCTCAGTGACTCGGCTGGGGACGGGGACCAAGGGCTTGGGGTCATCGGCCGGGATGTCCTCAGCGCGGGGGAGCGCCCGCTTGAATCCCGCATACCAGCCGGAGGGGATACCAGCGCAGGCGAGGCCCTCGTCGGTGAGGACAGCGGAGAGGTTCAGGGCGTAGTAGCAGGCTCCACCTGCGGCGCCCTCCACGATCCGGACCGCACCGGCGTCCTTGAGATGGCGGACAGCATCCACGACAGTCCGCCTGGACACGCCAGCCCGGTTCGCAAGAGTGAGCTGGGTGGGGCGAATGTCGGGGCAGTTCCAGAACGTCACGAGAGCCCGGAGAACATCGAGATCTGAGCGGCTGAGCTGGACGTTGTCGCGCCGCAGTTCGGGGATGGAGAGGGCGCCGACGGGGAGGAGGTTGTAGGAGGTCACGGCTCACCTTTCTTGGCTGGGCTTCCGTCTGATGGACTGCGCGCCTCCGGCCCGGTAGAAGGAAGCGAAGACCCGGACCGGAGGCATTCCGTCGGGGGTCCAAGCCCGACGTCGCACTGCAAGCGTAGCACGGGGGAGTCTCAAAACTCAACACGGTCAGCCGTGGTCTGCGACACGCCGCCACGTGCAGGCCGCGGGGGGTAGGGGGGAGATTCTTTAAGTGTCTTCTCTTTAGTTTCTTGTGTTGGCAAGAACTGCGCATCTCGCTCGGCGAGAATCGCGCACCCGCCCGGCGAGAACTGCTCGCCCCCCTGGGCTTGACAGGCCCCCCCACTACCCAGGTACCCTGGGTCCAGCACCAACAGGAAGGAACCCCCAACCATGGACCGCCTCCAGCACGCCCAGGCAGTCGCCCAGTCCTCTCTCATCCCCGACGGGTACCGCAACCAGCCCGCCAACGTCCTCTGGGCTATGGACCTCGCCGACGCCCTTGGCATTCCCTTTCCCCAGGTCATGCAGACCATGGTCGTCATGCGCGGCCGTATGGCCATGAGCGCCGACATCATGGCCGCCGTCGTCCGCAGGGCTGGCCACAAGCTTCGCGTCCGCGAACAGGGCATGTCCGTCACCGCCGCACTCATCAGACAGGACGACCCCGACTACGAGTTCTCCGCCACATGGGACGAGGCGAAAGCACGCCAGGCTGGCCTATGGGGGCAGCGCGGCCCCTGGACTCAGTACCCAGCCCAGATGCTCCGCAGTCGAGCTATCACCGAGGTCTGCCGGCAGGGCGCCAGCGACGCCCTCGCAGGCACCGTCTACAGCCCCGAGGAGCTCGAACCCGCGGAGTCCAACCACAACGCCGCAGACGCTGAGGCTGCGGCCGCCGCCCGTCACGCCTCGGCAGCAGCTGCCGCCTCCGCCCAGGCCGACCCCGCCCTGGACAAAGCAAGAGACCGGTCCCGGGCACTCCTCGCTAACCACGTCAAGCAGCACGGCGGCACCCTCGCCGACGTCTGGCGGGCCGCCCAGGACATGGGCGCAGACCCGGACGACCCCGACAGTGTCGCCGCCTGCCTCGCCGCCCTCCCCGCCGCCCAGGAGGCCGACGGTGACTGACTCAACCCCCACCCCCATCGGCACCTGGAGGCGGCTCCGCAGCCTCCAGTGGATCGGGTACAGCCCCGACGCGCTCGCCGCAGCCGGCGGCCTCGACCGGGACGACATCATCGCCGGCCTCCGAGGAGAACCCCTCCCCGCCGCCACCCGCACCCAGATCGCCACCCTCTGGGACGTCGCCCACATGCGCCCCGAACCGCCCACACCACTCGCTAAGGCCATGCACCGCGAGGCAAAACGAGCAGGCGCGCGCAGCCCGCTCGCCTGGGACCCCGAAACCATCGACAACGCCGCCACGCGCCCCGAGGGCGTCACCCAAGGCCGCGACCGGTCCCCCTGGGCTTGACAGGCCCCCCACTACCCAGGTACCCTGGGTCCAGCACCAACAGGAAGGAACCCCCAACCATGGACCAGCTCCGCATCGAGATCGCCTCCAGCACAGTCAGGCCGCCCATCCGCGCCACCGCCGCATCCGCCGGCCTCGATCTCAGCCTCGCCGCCGACGTCACCCTCCGCAACCGGACAATCACTGTCGTGGAACTCCCCTACAAAGTCGCCATCCCCAACGGGTACGTCGGCCTGCTCGCCCTCCGCAGCAGCCTCGGCGCACGCGGGATCACCATCCCCAACAGCGTCGGCGTCATCGACTCCGACTACCGGGGCAACCTCAAACTGCCCCTCTCCCTCCTCCACGACAGCGGGCCGACCATCCTCCGCGCCGGCGAACGAGTCGCCCAGCTCGTGCTCCTGCCCGTCGCGCTCCCCATGCCGGTCGAAGCCACTGTCGCCGCGGACGAGACCCAGCGCGGCGGAGGAGGACTCGGCAGCACCGGGACCGAGGAGCTGGCCGCCGGCGAAGATGCCGTCAACCATCCCGCCCACTACACCTCCTACAGCCCCGAGGTCATCGTCATCACTGAACAGCTCGGCTTCTGTGAGGGCAACGTCGTCAAGTACCTTGCCCGCGCCGGACGCAAGGTCGGGGCGCCCGGACAGGAAGACCTCAACAAGGCCCATTGGTACATGCGCCGCCTCGCATACGGCAGGGACGGCACCTTCAGCAGGGACGCTCTCACCGCCGCCACTGGGGACATCCTTGGAACCCTCGCCAGGCTCACGCCCACGAAGGCCGGCCCCTGGCAGGACGTCTTCGACGGCGTCGTCGCCCTCTCCGCAGAGATCGCGAGAGACGCATGACATGCAGTCGCCAGTCCGCGAAGGCCGCCGGCACCCGCTTCGAACGACAGATCGCCGACCACCTCGACGGTCAGCTCCCCGGCCGCATCGACCGACAGCCCCGCACCGGCGCCAAAGACAAGGGCGACATCGCCGGCGTCACCACAGCCGACGGCCGCCCCATCGCCGTCGAATGCAAGAACGTCACCCGCACCCAACTCGCCAACTGGATCCACGAGGCCCACACCGAAGCCGACAACCTAGGAGCCGCCGCCGGCATCATCGTCCACAAACGACACGGACGCTCAGCCCCCAGCTGCCAATGGGTCACCATGACCGTCGCCGACCTCACAGCAATCCTCACCAACAAGGAAGGAACCACACCATGACCGCCACCATCACCGTCACCGGCAACCTCACCGCCGCACCCGAAGTCAAGCACCTCCCCTCGGGCAAGCCCGTCACCGAGCTGCGCTTCGGCGCCACCCGCCGCCGCAACAACAACGGCACCTGGGAAGACGACGGCGCCCCCCTCTTCATGTCCGCGAGCCTGTTCGGCGACAAGGAAACCTGGGTCGCCGACGCCCTCGGCAAGGGCGACAGCGTCACCGTCACCGGCGACCTCGTCCGCCGCACCTACACACGGCAGGACGGCAGCGAAGGAGAAGCCCTCGAAGTCAGGTTCCCCCGCCTCCTCGGCTACATCCGCAAAGCCGACAAACAGGGAGGTACCCCTACCGCCCCGAACGCCGCCGGCCAGAACCTCAGCTTCCAGCCGCCATTCTGAGACCTGAACCCGGTTGACACGCGACGCCCCCGGCGACTACGCTGGGGGCGTCCCCAACAAGGAAGGAACCCCCACCATGAACCACCACGACAACGCCGCCGCTTGGGCCACCATCATCATCGCCGCCCTCTTCCACACCCTGGTTGCCGCCGCCACGATCCACGCCCTCACCGCCGGCCACGCCAGCCCCGCCGTAGCCATCATCCTCGGCGGCCCCAGCGTCGTCGCCCTCACCGCCGCCGCACTCTGCAAAGCCGCCTCCCGCACCATGCCCACACCCACCACCCACTGACCAAACCCCCACAACAGGAAGGAACCCCCAACCATGATCACCGTCGCCACCCTCCCCAACTGCCAGCAGTGCCGCGCCACCATCAAACGGCTCACCAACGCTGGCCACCCGCCCCGCGTCACCAACTACCAGGAAGACAAGACGGCGCATGCCGCCGCCATCCGCAACAACTGGACCAGCGCACCCGTCGTCTACGCCACCAACAACAACGGAGACGTTGTACACTCCTGGCACGGGTACAATCCCCACGCGATCGACCTCGCCATCCAGGCCGGCTACACCAACTGAAAGACGACCATGAGCCCTCTCGACGAAGCGATCATCGCTAACGACCAACTGCCCGAGCAGCAGCGCGAGTCCAACGTGAAGCTAGGCGCCAGGTTCGGCGTGTCCGAGGCCGCCGTCCGCCGGCACCGCCGCGCCATCCGCCGCCGCAACAACCAGGCCGACACGCAGACCGACGCGTTCTTCGGCGTCCCCACCCAGGCCATCACAAGCCGCGGCAAGACCGTCCGCCTCGAAGACGGCTCCTACGAGAAGATCACCTACATCCCCGGCGCAGCCGAACGAGAGGAAGCGAAACGGCTCTCCTACCAGGACCTCGCCCCCATCATCAACGAGCCGCCCACCAAACCTACATGGGCCCCCAGCCGGGCCGCCACCCTCGCCGTCGTCCTCTCCGACCTCCAGATCGGGAAGACCGGCAGCCGCGGCGGCACACCCGACACACTCCGCAGGCTCGACAACATCATCGGCCAGATCGCAGACCACTGCGCCCGACACCGCTACCAGGAGATCCTCCTCATAGACGCCGGCGACAGCTGCGAAAACTTCGACAACACGACCAGCCAGGCACAGACCAACGACATCGACCTCGCCACGCAGATCCGCACGGCCCAAGCCGTCATGGCTAAAGCCCTCAAGGCCGTCGCCGGACACGCCCCCGACATCACCTACATCGCTGTCCCCTCCAACCACTGCCAGCTCCGCAAAGGAATCGGCCGGGGGCAGCGCGTCGGGAAACCCAGCAACGACTGGGGCCTCCTCATCCAAGACAACATCCACATGGCAGTCGAAGGCCGCGAAGGGTACGAGCACGTCAAGTTCAAGGCCCCCAACGAATGGGAGGAATCCCTCACCATCACTACCGTGGACGGCACGCACATGGGCGTCACCCACGGGCACGTCTGCGGCAGCAAAGCCAAGGTCGCCGACTGGTTCCGCAACCAAGCGTTCGGGCACGTCGCCGGGCTCCACGAAGCCACCGTCCTTCTCCACGGGCACTGGCACAACTTCGGCATCACCACACTCGGCAACAGCCACCAGATCATCAGCGCCCCCACCTGCGACCCCGGCTCCGACTGGTTCCGCAACCAAGCCGGCGACAGCAGCCAGCCATGCGCCCTCACCTTCGAACTCGCCGACGACGAGTCCTCGGCCTGGACACTCTGGCGCGAGCTCCCGGACTTTCCCCCCGTCGCTTGACAGGCCCCCCACTACCCAGGTACCCTGGGAGCAACCAACACAGGAAGGAACCCCCAACCATGGACCAGCTCTTCGACGGCCCCAACCGGCCGCTCACCGTCAGCATCCTCCGCGGCGCCCTCGAGAAGCTCGAAGCCGCCGGCCACGGCGACACGCCCGTCAGCCTGTACAACGCCGCCACGAAGCACCTCATCCAGGCCCACAACATCCACGCCGACACGAGCGCCGCGGACCGCCCGCACGCACCCGCACTCGGATTCTGCTCCACCTGGGACGTCACCGAGCAGCTCGCCACCATCACCAACTTCGTCATCCTCTGACCGGAGCGCACCATGAACATCAACGCCGCCACCCGCCTCATCTGCAACGAACTCACCCGCCGCACCGGATACACCGCCACCCGCCTTGGCGAAGGCAAAGTTAAACTCGCCTCACCCCGGCCCCTCAAACTCCGCGTCTTCTCCCCGCCCAGCAGGCCGGGCCGCCCCGTAGAACGCACCGTAGAGAACCTCCTCCGCCGCGCCGGTGAGCTCGGCTGGCACCCCACACAGTGGTGACCCGACATGGACACGCTCATCACCGCCCCCGCATGGTGGAGAGGCAGCCACCACGCCACCATCATCGCCGAAGCCCACCCCCGGACCGGCGACTACGGGTGGACCATCGAACTTGCCTGCGACCCCTACACGCGGTGGACCGTCACCGAATGGGACGCCTACCTCCCCGGCGACGCCGGCTACCCACCACGCATCACCTGCCCCATCTGCCAGAAGAAGGGAACCCCATGAGCAGCCCCTACGACCAGCAAGCCGTCTCCACAGTCCTGCGCGCCGGCGGCAAGGCCGCCACAGCCGAACTCGCAAAGACCCTCCACTGGCCGCGCACCCGCGTCCGCGTGGCCCTCGCCGCCCTCGAAACCCAAGGCGCCGTCCGCCACAACCCCGACCGCTCATGGGAGTCACTCAAATGAACGTCGCCGCCGCAGCCGCCCTCCTCAACGCCTGGGTAGACGCAGGCGAAGGACAGCTCCCCCTCGTCGTCGCCAGCGCCATAGACGGCGACGGCAGCTACGCCCTCGAGACCGCCACTGACGCTGGCCCCGTCACCTCCACGCCACCGCCCCCCGGAAAGGGCCTCTGGGCCGACGAGAACGAACCAGGCAAGCCATACACCGCCATCGCCATCGTCTAACCCGGTTGACAACGAGGCCCGCGGCGGCTACGCTGGAAGCGTCCAACAGAAGAAAGGAACCCCGCAATGAACAAGACCATCCGCCTCCTCGCAGCCGCCGCCCTCACCCTCACCGGCATCACCGCCACCACCACCAACCCCACCAACGGGGCCGGCACACCCGCCAACCAAATCATCCACTACACCCACTTCGGCACCGGCCAGCGCCCCGGCGACACCAGCAGCAGCACGGGCACCCGCACCACCCTCGGAGACCACGACATGATCGACCAGCTCTTCACCAACCCCACCCACCGCATCAACGCCTGACCCAACAGGAAGGAACCCCCAACCATGATCACCGTCGCCACCTACAAGGTTGAACTGGCAGAGCAGCTCGCCACCATCAAAGCGTTCATCCGCCGCGGCGTACCCATCCGCATCACCCCCTACACACAAGACAAGGCCGCGCCAGGAGCCCCGGGATCAAGCCGACCCCCGCACACCGCCTACCCGGGCATCCCGGCACCCCGGGGTACCCAGGTAGGGTAGGGGGATGGCATGGGACCACAGCACACGACGCGCGCGCCTGCCAAGAAACTGGCAGAAGCTCAGACGCGAAACACTCAACGCGGCCAGCCACCAATGCCAAGGCCTCGCCCCCACCCAGGCGCCACCCCCCAGTACCCCCCCGTGGAGGGCCGGCACCGTCGGCCCCGACGGCCGATGGCACGCAGCAGCATGCGACCGACACGCGACCGACGTTGATCATGCTGTCGCCGGCGATGACCATTCACCTTCTAATCTCCAGGCCCTCAGCCTCCCCTGCCACCGGGCCAAGACCATCAGGGAGCGGCAGGAGCAGGCCGCACGCATGGCGGCCATGCGCCGTCGCACGGGCGAGCCGCACCCATGCCTGGCCGCAGCACAACACGCAGACGTGACGCAAATCATTTGAAGCAAAGCAAACAAACAAACGCAACGAAGCGACGAAACTTGCGCGAAACATTCGAAACCAAAACCGCGAAAACTCAACGAAAGACCCGTGGCCCCGACTCCCCCCACCCCCCCTCAGAAGACT